AAAGAAAAATGAGATTTGAAGAACCAACAAAATGGGAAATCTTTCTTGATGGTTTCCACAACATCCTGTATATTCTTGACTGTTATAATGACGGTGATGAATGGGGATATGGTGAGTTCTGGGAGAGTTTGAGTATTGGTTGGTTTCAAGAATACATCTATCCTTATGATGACCCCTACAATATAACTATCAGTCCAGAACGCAGGTTGCGATTGTCAGAAGAACCAGAAAGGATTATTGTATCCGCAGAAGCATATGATGAACTTGTGCGACGAATCAATGAACCACCAGATCCTGCTGTGGTGGAAAGAATTAAAGAACTTATGAACCGCAAAGCACCTTGGGATAATGAATGAAAAATCTAAAATCTTTTACAATATTTGGTGTTGTGCTTATCAACGCAGGGGATTGTATCGTGGCACACCTCGAGAGCAGAGAGAGCATGATACAATATTGATGTGCTTAAACATGAAAGATGTTAAGTTCTATCAATTTGATACTGACAAACCTCATTATTTGAAATGAAAACCTTTAAACAAACCTGTGATAAACCTTATGATCGCCACGATTATAAGTTAATTTGTGAAGATGGTAGAGAATTTATTTTTGATAACTATGAAGACATTCAGGTGTCTTGGTTCCAGTGTGGTGGAAGATTTTTGAGTCACGTTGAAGTTTTGGATAAAGTTATTGAAAAGAAAAAGAGTAAAGGATTCAAGTGATGGTATCAATTTTTAATTTATTTCATGATGAAAGAAAATATGGGTGGGTCGTAGATAAACACTACGATTGGATTAATATGCTTTCAAAAATGCAAAAAAACAATCCACAAAGATTTGAAGAGTTTAAATACTCGCAGGAAACAATTTATCATTACTTAGATAGAATCCAACAAGAACAAAACCTTTACGACTAATGAACTTTACACAAGAACAGTATAAACTGATCTTCAATTCTGTACGTAGATGGCAGATTGAAAAAACACTCCTGAATAGTAAAGAATATCAGCAGTGCAACGAGGTACTTGACGAACTCTTCAAATACGTTTATACTCAGAACGTAGAGCAACCAACCTAATGGCAACTAACGAAGAAGAATTTCCGTTTGATCAATTCCCCTGGAAACTGATTCACAAAGATGGAAAAGAAACACGTAAGTGTTACTTTCAAACAGAAGAGCATCGTAAAAAGCACATTGAACGCTACAATCTTAAAAAGAAAGACATTCAACTGAGTTATAAGTATGACTGAACGCACATTTGTCGATAAAAATGGAAATTCCTGGTTTTGGGAAGAAACTCCTGAAACCATTGAAGCACTGAAACAACTTCACGAAACTGTAAAGCAAGTAAATGACCGAAAAGAAACTAATTGATGACTGCTTTTACGTTAATCAAAAAAAGTATGGACTCTGGGACTCAACTGATCTTGAAGGCAATGGACTTATCACGTCTCTCACTGAAGAGCAATGTATATCAGCAACCCGTTTTTATCTTAAGGGACGGCAAGAGGGTTTCCCTGAACCCGAAAAAGTTCATGAAGGTACAGTAGGTGGAAAACTCTGATTATCCATATCACGTATTAGATCCAACCACTCCTTGGTATGAGTGGTTGTGTTATTGTGAAATCTGTCATCAGTTAGATATTAAAGGGCAACCAAACTGGAATCGTTTTATGCGATATAGAAATTATTTGAAAGAGGTTGGGGTATTGTGATAAAAATTTTAAATTGGTTATTTTCTCCAACAGAAAAAACAATAGTAGAAGATCACATAGATCTTTACGCCAAACTCATTGAATTAGAAAATCGCATTGAACTTTTAGAAGCAGAAAATGTAGAAACCACTAATGAACTCTATCGTCTTGAAAATTCTCTTGATGCTCGTATAGATATTCTTGCCGAGCATTGTAGAATTAATTACGATGTATGACTTAGACGACTTCGAAAAAGCACTTGCACATTTTGGAACTAGAGTTGATATAATCATTGCCCTTGAAATGGGAGGAAAATTAGATGCTGACACTGCTTACAAAAATATTAAGACTGAACTTAAAGAACTCAAAAAAATCAGAAAGTCTATCAAAAAAGACAAGGATTTGTGATAAATGTGGTACAATAAAACCACTCAATGAAGATAATTTTCAAAAAGTAAAGTATTTTAGAGACGGATTTAGTTATTACTGCAATGAATGCTCCAAACCTAAACCCAGAGAATGATTCTCTGAAAATAACGCAAAATGAAGATGGGTCTTTTACAATGGATTGGGACCCACAAGACCCAAATTGGAAATGGTTGAATGGGTTGACATCCAAAGAAGTTCAGGTTATTATGGATCAAGCAATCAAGGATTATCTCAATGACCTCCGAGTTTGATTATAAAAAGTATTCTCTTGGACAACTTAAAACTTGGGTAACAGATGCTTTAACAAGCGCAGAAGCATCTCCACAAGAAATTTACGATACTATCAAACGTGTTGTTGAAGAAGAATACTATTGCTTCAAACATCACACTGGTCGTTGTTATGACCTTCTGGCACTTTTGAATGGTAATGGACATAGTGAGGCAGATGAAGAAAAGAATAAATGCCGTGAATATAATTTGCGTGAAGCAGAATACTACAACAAACGTGTAGAACTTGATTCTAAGCAAGATAAAGTAGTTAAGTGGCAACTTCCTGTTGAGGTTGATGGTGTAAGTGGAGAATACTTTATTCAATTTCCTGATGATTTGTTAGAAGCATCAAGTCTGAAAGAAGGTGATACAATTCAGTGGGTTGATCGTGGTGATGGTTCTTATCTTCTCAAAAAAGTTGAAAAGAGAACTGAAAAAGTTAGTCCCGATAATATGACTTGGGATCAAGCAATGGAAGGTGGTTGGTCTATGACTGATGATGGTTTCTGGATCAAAGAATGATTGAAACTCTTGTATGTGGTTATAATATATTCTGTCACGTAAAAAATATGATAGAATATCAAAACCATCAACCACCTGTGGTAAAATACTATGAACCAGGCAAATCTTGCTACGTTAATGGTGTTTTCTATACTAAATGTGAGGATCGATTAAATGGCACTAAGTGAATCTGTTGAAAATAGTCTAAAAGAAGCAGAAGCATCCCTTCGCAATGCATTAGCATATGCTGCCCGTCAAGAACGACCAATGGTTTGTAGCGTGATTGCAGATCTTATCAGTCGCATTGAAACATTACAAACAACTGATTCTATTCTTGATAAATTGGAGAATCGCAAACCAGGCGATAAAGGATTTTTTGGAACTATGTTTGGGGAATAATGACCGACCAACAACCTAACGAACTTGGTAAGGCACTTCAAGAATGGTGGGATTCTGATGCATACAAAGAGATGCAGAAGTCTCACCAAGAAAGTCTAGAAAGAGCAGTCGGAAAGTATTTTATGCTTTCTGAGTCTGATAAGATTGATATGATCCAAGCAATGTGCTATATTATGTGTAAGGCAGAAAGTGAAGGAACCAGTCATCGTGGTCTTCAAGACGCTCTGGGAGTTTATCCTGCTGGTTTCTGGGTAAGTGAACTGATGGACGTTCACAATGCTCTTTGGTCTTATTATCACGATAAGAAACAAGAAAAAGAACTTAAAGATGACTTAGATAATCTTGATAAATTTATGTCCTAATGTAACGTGATCCCAAAGAAATCATTAAGTTTCTAGATAGTATGGTATTGAAATGCTAACATTGAGAAACAACGCAAGAAACTTATGACCCTAGCAAAAACTGGAACAGAAGTTCTTACAAAAGAAGAGTGGAATGAACTTGTTGCCCTCAAAGATGCAATTACTTATGCTCCACAAACAGTTTCTGCTGAAAAAATGGAGAAATTTACTGAATTGATGGTTCGCTCACTTGAAGGTAAATGTGACCCACCACCACCAAAGAATTGGCGTGGAAATTCTTTAAGTGAATAATAAAAATAAATATTATCATCACGATACAAAACAATGGATAACATCGATCAACATATTCAAAAGGATGAAGATCTTTTGAGTGATCCTATGATTTCTCCACAATCTAGGAGACATACTGAAGAAGAACTTGAAGCACTTAAAGCATACAAGGAAAACCATCCAGAAGATTCACACGATCCTACTCCACTAGAACTTTACTGTGACGCTAATCCAAATGCTTTGGAATGTAGAGTTTACGAAGACTGAAAAATAAATACATTTAGTTACTTCCAATAAAAATGTCTAGATTTACTGATCTTTTCCAGGAACCAACTCCTGCACCAGAACCAACCGCTGCACTAGAATCTGTGGAAGTTGAGAAAGTTGCGGAAACTAAGACTGAAAAAGTAAGCAAAGCATCTAAGAAAAAGTTCACAATGGATTGAGTGGCACTTTAAAAACTGGCACACAGGGGGTTCTCAGGGCACTGGGGACCCCTTATAATATGTGGGTAATCAACAAACGCCCTAATGGCAACCCGCTCTCGCATTGGTATCGAACTTCGTGATGGTTCGATTCTGTCTGCATATTCCCACTGGGATGGTTATCCTGAATGGATGGGTCGCATTCTTCGCACTCATTACAACACCAAAGAGAAAGTCGCTGAATTGATTGATGGTGGTGATATGAGTTCTCCTTGGACTGAGGATCGTTTTAGTATTGATCCCACACACGGTTGGAAAGTTCAAGAATATGGTCCTCAATACTATTCTCAGCGTGGTGATAACTGCCCTCCTCGCCTTGATGCTGACCTGTGTGAATATCTTCTGCCTGATAACAGCGAAGAGTTTGCATATGTTTTCCGTGCTGGTGAGTGGGTGTGCTATAATATGCACCAGTTTGATGATTCTAAACTTCCTGAAATCGTTGAAATCCCTTCTGGTGCTCTTGCTGTTTAATCTATGAAATCTTCTACTGCTCTTGGTTTTGCTTTTGGTGTCATTGTAATTGCTGTTGCTGGACTATTCTTTGAAGCAGCATTGCTTGGACTGATTCTGTCATGGTTTGGTGTCTTTTTGACCATTTGGCAAAATCTTGCTATCGTTTTTCTTGCTAATCTTATCTTTAAAAATACTGGAGTTTCTTCAAAATGAAAAATCAAAACGGTTTTATTGATTCTGGTGTTGCTCTCGTAGCAGTTGGTGTCGTTGTAATTGGTGGTCTCATCTTTATTGGTGGTCCACAATACAATGTGTGGCAGCAATCTCTTGCTGGTAAAGCAGAATTGCAGAAGGCAGAATATACGCGACAGGTAGCAGTGTTGGAAGCACAAGCAAAGAAAGATAGTGCCCAACAACTTGCTGATGCTGAAATCATCCGTGCTACTGGTGTTGCTAAGGCAAACCAAATCATCGGTGATTCGCTGAAAGACAACCGTGAGTATCTTCAATATCTTTATATCACTGGACTGGAAGAAGGATCTAATAAAGGTAACGTAACGATCTACGTTCCTACTGAGGGTGGAATGCCTGTTCCCACACTTCAAATGAATAAGTGACACTTTAATAACTGGCACACGACCCGCCCCATAAGGCGGGTTTTTTGCTATAATAAAGAAGTAGTTGAGGAACTCTCCATGAATCTGACTGAGTTGATTGAAGAAATCCGTGAGATTGAAATCTATGGTTCTGATCCAGCAGACTGGATGGGTTATTTGGGTTCTGACGACTACTGGGTGCCAGATGAGGAACTGGCATACTAACCCTGTCAGGGGTGCCTAGGTGCCCCTATAATAAGCACATACGCAACCAACCGATGCCTACCCTCAACAAAGAGTTCAGCGCCTTCTGTGCCGAGCGTGATGCCAAGAACACCATTCAACTGAATGTTGTTAAGTGGACTTGGATGTTCTGTGATGCTCTGCGTGGCGGTGCTCCTGATGGTTACGATTACATCTTCGAGTCTGGTAAGAAGTATCACAAGGTCATTATGATTGATTCCAGTGGTGCTCGCTCTGTCCACTGCTTCATTGATAAGAAGACTGGTGAGGTTTACAAGTCTGCATCTTGGAAAGCACCCGCCAAAGGTGTTCGCTACGATCTCCGCATCATTGAACAGCGTGAATGGTTGTTTGAGAAAGCAGATTGGGCAGGAGGTTATCTTTACGCAAGATGATTTCTTCTATTTTCTTCTGGTGGTTTATCGCTCTTATTGGTGCTTGTTTTGTTAATTATGCATTGATGCAATTCACTGACAACGATGACGACAACTAACAAACTAATCTTTATCTCTTCGTTCATTTGGTTTCTTCACTGGGGACAATGCATTACCTTGAAATGTCTGGATATGGTTATTCTAAACTCCTCTGTGAGGACGTTACCACTTGGTTTCTGAATAAGTTTTTACCACGTCATAAGATTGAAGTAGAGATCCTGCATCGTGGACTGAAACGTGAGCAGGTTTATGGTTATTGTGACTACGTGGAAGAATCGTATCGTCCCCGTGAGTTTTTGATTGAACTTCAAACTCATATGGAGGAGGAGTTGTATATAAAAACTCTTTTGCATGAACTGGTCCACCTGCGGCAGTGGGTGCTAGGTTCGCTGCGGATGCGACGTGGAAAAATGTGTTATGGTAAAGTTCAAGTCGAACTTTATGACTATTGGCATCAACCACATGAAATAGAAGCACGAGAGCAAGAAGAAACCTTATATCTGAGGTATCTGATTGAGAAGAACTGTGTGCCACCTACCAAAGTGGCACAGTTCTTCCCGAACCGCCTGATGGTGGCGCTATAATTACAAGGTAATCAAGGGAACCACAATGGTCACCGACACCGCACAGGATGCCCAGATCCGCCGTTCTATCATTAAATCGGTGAGCGGCATGGATCTTCGCCTTCTGCAACGAATTGCCTATGAGGTTCGTTGTGAAGAACTGGGCATTCGCCCTGATGGTTGGAAACTCTACCCTGAGAACTGATTCATGAAACTTTCTACTACTTCTGTCACCAAGATTGCTGATGCTCTCAAACCAGCAGTCATTGATTACATTTATGAAGATGAAGGATTTGTTGAATATATGCAAACTGCCGTGGTAGAGGGTATTCGCAATGCGATGGGAGATATGGATGAGGATTTACTTTTTGAACTGGGTATGTTAATCTTTGATCGGATCGAACTGAAATGATGAACGAGCAACGAAACAAAGTAATTCAATATGCCGTTGTTGTGAGCACTATTCTCAACTTAGGAATGTGCCTGAATTTGTATCTTCAACTTGGTAGAATGCAATATCAAGTAGCACAAATAGACAGTGATATTTCAAGTGCTGTTGAAGCATTGAGTCGTTATATTTGGGAAATCAAAAACAATGAAGTAAGTAATTCTGAAACTTATCCAGGAGGACTTCAATGATTGGATTGATCGCTGGTTTGACGTGTGGAATCGCTACATACTACGGTGTTGGTGATGGTTTCCATGGACAAACAACCGCTAATGGTGAACGGTTTGATGCTTATCGTTGGACTGCAGCTCATCCTTATCTTCCTATGGGTACGAGGATTCGGGTAACCAATCAGGATAATCTCAAACAAGTGATTGTGAGAGTGAATGATCGTGGTCCATATTCTCATGCAGATCTAGATCTATCCTATGCTGCATTTGCACATATTCAATCTCCCCGCAAGGGTAACGCCACTATTTGTTATCGTGTAATCGGATGAAAAAACTTCTTTTTGCTGCTGCGATTCTGTTCTCTGCACCAGTTTATGCACAACAGTCACCAACGAATTATCAACCATTTCGTTATGAAACATCTTGTGCTCTGATGTATGAGGGTGAACCAATGACGGATCTGTGTGTGGTGATTGAAACCCGTGAAAAAGGTGGAGCACTTCGCACTCGTAATATCTTTTCAAATCGATTCAGTCTGACGATCAAAGGAAGATTTGATAAGCAGAAAGGTTATATGACCTGGGATTCTCATAATAAGTATGAATATAAATGGGACTATAAGATCGGTCAGGTTGGAGAACTTGGTGTCTGGTCTGAGGTTATGCCTAGTTTTTATTTGCAAAACGTAAGTTGGGATTGAATAATGAAAATTACAGAAGCAACAGTTAATTTAAATGTACATGAGATGGGTGTGATTCTTTCTGCACTGCAAAATCTTGAAAATGCAGATGAACATCGTATTGCCAGAGAATATGGCAGTGTGCCAGCACTTTATGATAAACTCTATTCCTACTGGGAGCAGATGGACAGATCGCAAACTGGACTACGGTACGATGTGGTGCCCTCCTTCTGAGGTTATAATACAAAGGTAATCGGGACACACCCAATGCAAACGCCTCAACTGACCAGCAAGGACGGCAATATGGTGGTTGACTTCTATCCCGTCAAGACTCCTTATGGTGATATTTCTGAAACTTGGGTACTTCGTACAGTCACCTTTGCTCCTCACGGTCAAGTGTCAAAGAAGTTTCTCAACAAAGTAGAAATGCTGTTGGACATCCGTGAGCGTGTGGCATACGGTTACAATCAAACGGGTGATAACTCCAATCTTCCCCAACTTGGAAATCCGATGGCAGGTGCCTGCTGATGAAAACTTCTTATTGGTTTCTTGGTATCATTGCCATTCTCATGTGGAACGGAATGATCATCAAACGTGATCAAGAACTGTTCAAGGCATATGATAAGGTCTGTGCCGAACTTCCCTCTCATCCTCATTGCCATCTTTCCAAATGAACGACGAAGACATTCAACAATTTATGAATGCATTTGATGATTTTATGAAGCATTCTGAGGTTGAGCAATTTAATCATGATGCCTGGTTGATTGCTAAACAATACACTGATCATTTTTATGAGCAGAAAGCAGCAGAACTGGAAGTGACTGTTGATTATTACATTCAGGAGTTTGTATGAACGATCAAACCAAATTCATTTTTGCACTTATGCAGATTGAGAACATTTCAAATCTCATCACAGGAAATGAATATGAAAGGTTCTTTGCTTCACATCTCATTCCAATCAAAGTTGAACTGGAAAGGCAATTGACAAATCTCACTCATTCCTCTAAAATTAAGGAGTAATTTAGAAATACTAATGAAATCACTTTACATTGTTGACTACTGGGTTCCGTTTCCTTCTTCTGAATATGGTGGTGTTGTATCACTAATCGCTGAGAATGATACGGAAGCATTCCAACTCCTTGCCGATGAAGATGGTTTTGATGACAGTTATCAGAATCTAATCATGCCCAATGTCGTCAAGGCACAGAAGTTCAAACTTGTGGATGATTATGAATCTGGTATTATTGATGCATTTACCACCTGATAATTATGGAAGAAAGACTCTATCGCATTGAAGAACTTTGTACAACTGGTTGGGAACTGGTTGAAGAAAAGTATGTTAATATGACAAAAGAACGCACTCAGGAAGTTTTAAATCAACTGATTGCCGATGGTTATAATCCTAATACATTACGTGCCGTACCCAATCCACAAAAATGATTGAGTTTCCTCATAAACCACCAGCAGGTTATTCTTATGAACAAGTTCCATTTAAACGTAATGTTATTGCAATCTGGATTCATAATCATTACAGGTTTGTTTACAATGGCGGTGGGATTACTCGTAGCATCTGGGGATTCTACAATCTCAAAACCAAGTGCTTCCACTCTCCTATCAACGCCAAAACAGTCGGTGATCAAGTAAACATTGAACAAACAACTCCATACTCTGCTATGATACCTAAACTCTCACCTCTCGAACTTGCTTATGTCTAAGTATAGTCCACGCCTGAATGATTATGTTCAATGGAAGAAAGGTGTCGAAGGATGGGTGTATTTTGTTGATAAAGAATATATCACCATCGAAACCAACGTCCGCCCAAAAGATCAATTCAATGTCCAGGCGTGTTCTATTCATAAGAATGAAAGGTTATTGGTACTTTGTTACAAGGAACAGTGGAATGAATTAACTTATGTCGGACATCGTGTTGATCAGTATTCAACTACAATCATATGAAACAGAAGAGAACAGTATGGAGATGGTGGGCAAAAGCATTAGGAGAGAAGGCAAGTAAATGTGACAAAGAATCAGACCACATTGCTATTATACGTACTGTTATATTCAGTACTTATCTCATTACTAATCTATTCATTATTGCAGGCGTAATTCGACATTGGAACAAAAATGAAATACCAGGTTGTATACTACAAATTGAAGAAGGACCAGAAGAAAGCGAAACAAGAAGCAATCTTTTATAATATTGAAGATGCCTCACTCTGGGAGCAACATATTAAGGAACAAGGTTATGTAAATTCTGAGATTGTACCAATCTTCTAAATACAAAAAAGATTTCCAAGAAACAATGAAGACGTTTGCACAATTAATGGAACAGATTCATGGTCCAGTAAATCGAACGGAAGTTGCGCTCGCAAAGACCAGAGCAAACATTGCCTCAGAGCGTCTTCGCAGAAGGCGTCAGTATCAACAAGGTCTTCATACGACGATGCACTTAAATCAGACCGCAGAAAAGGAAGACAGAAAAAAAGCAGAAGTTTATAATACCTGATTAACCGCAAAACCTACATTGGAATCTCCGCTGTTGTTACATTCATTTGTTATAAAACCAGTAATATCCTTTCCAACTATAATGCCCAGGATTGCGTAAACTTTTAATCAATCCGGTACCTTTACCAGAGCCACCTAATACTCTCACAGCATCTGCAATAGATTCATAACGGGCACTTATTTCACCTGTTTTTTTATTTACAGCAAATACCGATTTCTTTTTAGATTTGTCTTCTAAGATCTGCCACTTGTGTCCATAGGCAGTACCATCTTTTCTGGCAGCAAGTAGAATATTACTATTTTTATTCGGATCACCAGTAAGAGATAATGCTGCCATACGAGCATTCTCATAGTCAGTACAGATTCCAGTTTCTAAATTCTTTCCACGTATTGGAAGACCACAATGTTTTCCATTACCTCTGTTCTCTTCTGTAAGAGCACCCCAAGGTTCTATCTTTGCTTTTGTAGTTAATGCAATAGATATGTTTTCAATATGTTCTGATGTAAGTATCTTTTGCTTTGCTTTTTCTGTTATTTTTTGTTTTGTTTCTTCACTGAATATTGGACGTTCACCACCACTTGTAGCATTATATCCTTCTTTAAATGTATTATGTTGTTTGATCCAATATTCTTCTCTTTCATTTAATAAACTCTCATCACATTCATCTATTTCTTTAATCATGAAGTTGTGATTGCCATATTTACGCATGGCACGATGTAGGGGTTTATCACTCATTCTTATTGCTTCTTGTATGTGTTGTTGCCACCTTTTATTCATTCCTTGGGTGGTCTGACCAACATACTTGTGCCCGTTTTGCTTGTTGATAATTAGGTAGATGATTCCCTGTGCCATTGATATGATATGCTACATTCTTTATATATTGTACATAACGATTAAAATATAATACATAATGGTGAATTTAAAAAAGTTAAAATTATTGTATGGTGTAGTTAATGTTATATTAAATTATTGTGTGTGTTTTATAATATTCTCAATAATTATTGTTTATTGAGAATCAATTAGGTATTATGTTGAGAATACCCAGATCTTATGCAAGCTTAGCACGTTAGCATAAGGAG